GACTCTGAGGATTTCTAATGGCGAAACCTGCTTCACGAGAAGAATTAATTGAATACTGTAAAAGACAGTTAGGTGCACCAGTCTTAGAAATCAATGTGAGTGATGAACAAATTGATGATTTAGTAGATGATGCATTTCAGTATTTTCAGGAAAGACATTTTGATGGTATTGAGAGGATGTATCTCAAGTATCAATTTACTCAAGGTGATATAGATAGAGGAAAGGCACAGGGAACAACAGGTGTAGGTATTGTAACAACCACTGGGACATCTACAGCAATAAGTGGTTATGGTACGACTACATCCAATTTCTATGAGACATCAAACTTTATTCAGGTGCCCGAAACAGTTGTAGGAATAGAAAAGATATTTAAATTTGATATGAGTGCGATATCTGGTGGTATGTTTAGCATCAAATATCAGTTATTTCTAAATGACTTATATTATTTTAACTCAGTAGAATTACTACAGTATGCAATGGTCAAATCATATCTTGAAGATATTGATTTTCTATTAACAACTGAAGCACAGATAAGATTTAACAAAAGACAAGATAGATTATACTTAGACATTGATTATAATAGTTTAAATGCTGGTGATTTTATTGTTATTGACTGCCATAGAATCTTAGATCCAACAACTTATACTCAGTTGTTTAATGATAGTTTTTTAAAGAGATATCTAACTGCATTGATAAAAAGGCAGTGGGGTCAAAATTTAATTAAGTTTCAAGGTGTTAAATTACCTGGTGGCATTGAATTAAATGGTAGACAGATATATGATGATGCTCTAAGAGAAATTGAGATGATCAAACAAGAAATGAGTTCTACTTACGAATTACCACCACTTGACTTTATTGGATAATGGCTCTCAATCCCTTTTTTCTACAAGGTTCACCTGAAGAACAGAATTTAATTCAATCGCTTGTTAACGAGCAATTGAAAATTTATGGTGTTGAGGTTACTTATATTCCTAGAAAATATGTAAATCGAAGCACAGTGTTTCAAGAGATTGAGGCATCTAAATTTGATGATAATTTTCAACTTGAAGCGTATGTTAACACATGGGATGGTTACAGTGGAGCAGGAGATGTTCTAACAAAGTTTGGTATGAGTCTAAGAGATGAATTGCAGTTAGTTGTTTCTAGAGAAAGATTTGAAGATTTTATTGCACCATTTTTAAGTCAGGAAGATGTTGATGAAGTGGGTGAGGCAGTGATGAGACCAAGAGAAGGAGATTTAGTATTTTTCCCATTAGGTCAAAGATTATTTGAAATAAAATTTGTGGAACATGAAGTTCCTTTTTACCAATTAGGTCACACATATGTTTATGAATTGCAGTGTGAACTATTTGAGTACAATGATGAAACCATTGATACTGGTATAGATGCTATTGATAGTAAGACAGAAGATTTGGGTGTAATCACTGATCTACAAATGAATAGTGTTGGATCTGCAGCGACTGCTACAGCAACTATAGGAACAGGATTTGTCCAAAGTATTAGTCTACTAAATGATGGATCAGGATTTACAAGTGTTCCTACCATAGGATTAACCACAGCTCCAAGTGGTGGAATAGATGCTACTGCTGTGGGTATATTAACTACAAGAAACAACGTAACTTCTATAGAAGAAATAGTAATCACAAATTCAGGTGCTGGATATACAGTCGCACCAGTGGTAACAATCTCTGGTGGTGGAGGTGTTGGTGCTGCTGCTACTGCACTAATAAGATCTGATGGTAAGAAAGGTATCATACGTATCTCTATTGGAGGTACAGGTGGAGTTGGATATTCTACAACACCGAATGTATCCATATCACTTCCATCTCTATCACCACAATTACCTGCTTCTGCTCGTGCAGAGGTTGGTGCTGGTGGAACCATATCAAATATCTTTATTCAAGACGCTGGTGCAGGATTCTTCTCACCACCAACAATTACAGTTAATCCACCTTCATCAGTTGGTATAGGATCTGGAAGTTACTGGTTTAACGAACTTGTTACAGGTAACAGATCTAACGCATCCGCAAGAGTTAAGAGATGGGATCTTGATACTAAGATCTTACAGGTTGGTATTGAAACTGGAACATTCTTAAGAGGAGAGACTGTGACTGGAACAAGATCTGGTGCTCAATATACTATAAAGGTAGGAACAGCAAACACAGACAAGGATAAATACGATCATAGTGACGAAATTGAGAATGAAGCAGATCAAATTCTCGATTTCACTGAATCAAATCCATTTGGACTATTTTAATGTTAGGGACTTATTTTTATCACGAAGTTATTAGAAAAACCATCATAGGTTTTGGAACATTGTTTAATAACATGGAAGTTAGGCATCAAACTTCTGATGGAACAACTGTAGATATTAAAAGAGTGCCTTTAGCATATGGACCTGCAGCAAAATTTATTGCTAGATTAGATCAGCAACCTGATTTAAATAAAATGGTTGCGATTACACTACCTAGAATGTCTTTTGAGATGACTTCTATCGCATATGATTCAACTAGAAAATCAGGCATAACTCAAACCTT